AAATTGACGATCATATTGCTTAGAATAACTTCTAACTACTAACTCTGCAAACTGTTCTAACTTAGTTCCGTATCCAAAGCTGTGCCCTATTACATGTACTCTTGGTGTACTTGAAAAGTTTAACACAGAATGTCTATTACGAATGTTAACAATAAATGCTTTACCTTCTTTAAATGGAACTACACCGTACCCTTCTAGCACCATATAACATTGTTCAGGATGTATGACTGCAATATTAATTGGTATTCCAAATTGTAGTGCATCAAAGTTATCCTCACCCGGTAGGCGACCTGGCATATCGCTGTGTGGAGTTATTGCATCCCCTGGAGTGAGTTCCATAAATCTAATCCTGCGATAATGATCGCTAGGAAACTGTTGTGTCCAAAATTGCTTAATAGTAGGAGTGCGTTCAGCAAGGGCTGTCCATTGATATGGAACATCTGCTTCGTTGGTATATCCGTAGTTTGTCCACGCACCGGTTGATGCAACATCAATGCCGTGCATACAGGCACTATTCCACCCTATGTTTTCATCTTCGCGATGTGGAACAAATGATCCTGTAGCCTGTTGCGCTTCCGCTTGCCATGCGGCAGTATCTATAGTAAGATCTAATTCAATCCATCCAAACTTTGCTTGATTTAATATCCAAGATGCTTGATCAACCGTAGATGCAAGATTATCTGGAATTTTTGGTAAAATCCACTTACAATTTTTGTATTTGTTGTAGAAATCTAGTGATTTTTGGTTCATACGAATAGTTATCAAAATTTTTTCTGGCCTAAAAAATTAACGATAAGTACATGTCTATGCCTATATACTACGGAAACACTGAAGATAAAATTGATTGGAAATCAGTTATTGACACCGTACACTTAAAAACAGGAGTGTATGACATTTATAATCCTTCAATAGATTATGATGAAAGCAAAAGTAAAGTAGATACCGCTAGAGAAAAATTAGAATGGGATTTGCAGAGAGCACTAGATGAAGGAGTTAGCACAAAAGTAGTTGATGCGGCACGTAAGGTACTAGGTGCTTGGTGGGATAACGGATATACCATGTCACAAGTAATGTGGGAAGATTTTTATGCTGGCCAACACTTTGATATCTCTGTACAAGAAACTTTTGCTAAGATTGTGGGAGCCACTCCTATTAGAGTTATGGTTACTAGACTTCAGCCTGGAAAAGTAGCTCCGCCACACTATGATGTATTCCCTGATCTAACACCGTGGAAAGACAAAGGCCGCCTTGTTAGATATACCTGCTTTATTGACAACCCAGAAATGGGACACACGTTCTCGTTTCCCGAACAAACATATTTTAACGAAGAAATTGGAAAAATATACGAATGGGAACATGTTCACGGATGGCATGCCGCGGCTAATGCAAGTTTACGCCCGTATTATTTGTTTCATTTCATAGGTTACAAATGACACACTATCCTGGCGACCTCCGCCATAGACCATTTGGTAATTCGGAAGCAATTAAGGATCAAGATGCTCTTGCAGTACTTGATTATATAAATGTTGGACAATCATTACAAGTACAATCTGATTTTTGTGCAACATATCTGCAATGGATCAAATCTACTAAGCTAAACACGTTTGTAGGATTAGAGCAGTTTACATATACAGCATATAGTAACGGAACTACGGAATCGTTTGATAAGTTTTATCTTAAAAATGCTAACAAACGTTTTCGTTGTTTTAAAGGAGAATACAAGTATCATCAGCTGTCCTGGCGTGATAAGTTTACCTGGGCGTTCTTAGAAGATGATGCGTTGCAGTTTGGCGATGCAGTTGTAATAAGTTTGCCATTTAGCGATACAGGCAACAAGCATGTTAATATGGATCAAGTATTAACAGAATGTAATGCGTTGGATATACCTGTGCTAATTGACTGTGCGTACTTTGGTATATGCAGTAACATTACATTTGATGTTAGCTATGCCTGTATAACTGATCTAACTTTTAGTTTGTCAAAAACATTTCCGGTAGCACATGCCAGAATTGGTATGCGTCTAACTAAAGTTAACAACGACGATTCTCTATTTGTATGCGACAAAGCAGGATATGTTAACAGACTTGGCTGTGCAATTGGACAGGCTTTTATAAGTACATTCACTCCGGATTACATTGTTAACACGTATAAACACAAACAAATTGAAATATGCAATTTGTTAACCATTACTCCTAGTAATACTGTATTGTTTGGCATCGGTGGCACAGAGTGGAATGAGTATAACAGAGGATGCAGTACAAACAGACTTGGCCTCCACAAATACTTAACACAACCTATAGATATATTAAAAAATGACATACAAAGCAAAAATAGTTAATTTTGAATTAGTATATCCTAAGACAGATGATGCTAACACAGAGTTGTTTGATTACATATTGTCTGAAATTACTTCTGCGGCTCAAGCCAGGTACAATGCAATCATTGGTCTAATGCTAATTGACGGGTTCCTATATAAAAACGATGATACGTTTTATCTTATGCTTCAGCGCATCAATATTGAATGTAATAAATTAGGCATTGAAAAAGTTGTGTTGGTTGCTGGAATGTGCGAACAATACCAGCATAAACTAGATAGTATGAATATACCGTTTGAGATTATGTTTTTTGATTTTAATCTTAATATGGTATATCAAAGCTATAAAGATAAACTTGATACATTGCCAGAATGGAATCCTACAGCAAATAAGTTTTTGTTTTTAAGCGGAGTACCTTCAAGACCAAATAGAATTACTCTATTGTATAAATTTTACAAGGCCGGTATGTTGTCACACGCTAACTGGAGCTTCTTTGCTCCGTGGACTACTGAAGATAAACTATGGTGCCGCAATGAACTTAAAGAACTAACTGATGCTGAGTATACTGAATTTTTAGAGTATTGCAATAGGTCGGTTGACAGTTTATACAATGATGCAAAAGACTATTCTAGATTATCTAGACAAGAAATTAAAGAGAAAAACATACATGATAAAACTTGGTGTACAGATCCTAGCTGGATAGATCCTTCGATATTTTCTAATACATCTTTTAGCGTAATATCAGAAGGCAATGCCTATGCACCTGCTACTGACTATAAATTTTTAACAGAAAAAACTTGGAGAGCTATTCTAAACAAACATCCGTTTATTTTAGCAGGCGAACCTGATCAATATGCTTACTTAAAAGCCAGAGGCATTAGATCGTTTACTGAATACTTTAAAATACCCGATTATCATTTGCAACAAAACGATAGGGATCGTTTTGACAGTATTATTGAAAATACCAAATATTTTTTAAATGATACAACCAATAAACAAATAAAAGAAGATATTAATTACAACTACTATTTGTTTTTCACAGAAGCTATAAAAAATCAACAGGTGCTAGACACTATAAAAATTAGATATAATGTTCCAGCAAACGAAATTGATACATGGTTTAGCCAAAAGAGTTTTATTCACATTGCAAAGGTAGTATAATATGATACCAACACAAGCTATTATAGATGTTATAACAGAATTAAGATCTGTATTTGATGTTAAAGATATTCCAACGTATCTACCGTACGCATTTAACGTAGGCAACGGTAACGACGATGCTGATCTTTATGGAAAATTAGTCAGCGAGTATGATAATGTAGATTTGTATTATCTAACATTGTATACTAATAACGGCGAAGTTGGTTACCGATACCCTGGAGATAAATTTGATAAATTAGTTTCGTTAGGCACTAAATTAGCAGGGGTATCTAAAATACAATTAATATTTGTTGGTCCAAACTCATCAGTGCCGTGGCATACTGACGGCATGCATTTAACAGAAGAACAACGAAGAAAACTAGATGCATTTAACATAATAATACCTGCATTCATTCCTTCAAATGCTGGTTTAGATGTTGCAGGAATTCAAGTTGCAGATGAGTTCTATACAGCTGATTATGTATTTGCGCTAGAAAATAATAAACCCCACTGGGCTTGGAATAATTCCGATGAATGGTGGGTCATGTTAGTATGTTATACAAAAGGAAAATATGTAAATGAAAATTTCAACACATAATCACTGGGATCCACTAGAAGAAATAGTTGTAGGTATTGCTGACCATGCTCGCGTTCCTACAGTAGATCGTAGTACAATGAGCATGAGCTACACCAATCATCCTATTGATTTAATTAAGCCATTAGAAGGTGCGTACCCGGAGTGGCTTATCAACGAAGCGAACGAAGACTTACAAGGTCTTGCTGATATACTAAGCAAGCTAGGAGTTAAAGTACATCGTCCTATTCCGTTAGATCACAGCGTAGAATTCAGTACGCCTGAATGGAAGACTACTGGGTGGTATACTTGGTGTCCTCGCGATCTGTTATTGCCGTTAGATAATTTAGTAATTGAAACTCCTAGTAGTTGCCGTGCAAGATACTTTGAAGCCCGTGCTTACCATAACATCATGCTAGATGCAATCAAAGACGGTGTTGAATGGATTGCGGCACCAAAGCCTATACTACCTGATGAGAGCTATCAGTTTGAAGACATCGATCGCAAACCTAGTCTAACAAACTTAGAGCCAGTATTTGATGCACCTAACTGTGTACGTATGGGCAAAGACATCATGTTCCAAATTAGTAACACAGGCAACCATTGGGGACTGCAATGGTTAAAGAATACACTAGAGCCTAGAGGTTATCGCATACATCCAGCAGAACACATTTACAGTTACGGTCACTTTGATAGTACAATCATTCCGTTGCGTCCTGGACTGGTGCTACTAAACAGTAGCCGTGTTACTCCAGACAACTGTCCTAAACTGTTTGAGAAGTGGGATAAGATTTGGTTTGAAGATTGTGTTGTACAAGGTAGCAAAGTACCCGGCGGTGTTGCCCCGTGTAGTCCATACATTGGTATGAATATTCTAAGTGTTAATCCCAACACAATCGTATGTGACAGTACACAAGAGCCGTTGATGCGTGAACTAGATAAACACGGCATTGACAGTATTCCTGTACAGTTTCGACATGCTATGACCCTAAGCGGTGGCATACATTGTGCTACGCTAGACCTACGCCGCAAGGGCACATTAGAAGATTACTTTGCATGATTAAGTATCATGGCCGCATTGATGATTTTTGGAGTACAGACTTAGAGTCTTTTGTATTTCCAAAAAAATATAGTGCTGGTCAACGATCAGAGTTTCACAAGAATTACAGTAATGCTACAAATGATTTACCACAAGGGTTTGACGTAGAAATACCAAACTATGATAGATTTATTAAATCACTGGGATTTGAAACAGCATCAGTTAGTTGGACTTGTATTGAACCAGGGCAAGCAATACCTATACATACTGATGCATTTTACAAACTTAGACAAGCACATAATGTAGATGTTGATCAATGCTTACGATACTTAATATTTTTACAAGATTGGCAATTAGGGCATTTTGTAGAGTTTGATGATGTTAATATTACTACATGGGCCAAGGGAGATGTTTGGGTGTTTGATTATACCGCTAGACATTGTGCGGCTAATGCAAGTAATACAGATTTTATTACCTGCCAAGTTAACGTAATTAAATAAGCAGATAACTATAGAGAGATAATATGTTAAATCCATTACAAGTTCATTGGGATAATAAAACCCTAGACTACGATTTAGAAAAGTATAACTGGCCTGCTTGGGCGTTAAGTGTCATCCAAGAAGTGGCACCACAGATTAAAGAATTAGAAACAATGCACGAGTTTTTAACTCCAGCTGAAATTGTTCGTGTTGGTAATCACGTACAAAATGCCTGTAGTCGCAAAGACTTTATGGAACGCTTTGATCAGTTTGCCTTGGGCGTAGTTCCACAGCGCATTGAAGGCAAGCGTTTTATGATTCAGCGACAAGGTACATTGCGAGTGGTAATTCCTAATCAAGCAAAGGTGGGCCGCCGGCTTGCTTTCCATCAAGGCATATTTGTGGGCAACGGCCGCGGGTGCAGAACTATATGGACACCTTTTACCAAAGCTGAAAAGACTAACACCATGTGGATGCTGGATCTAGAAATTAGTCGTGAGATTACTAAAAAGGTACTTGCTGAAAAGTGGAGTATGGAAAAGTTTGAAGAAGAAAGTTTAAAACATGCTTGGCCTGTTACGCTACAACCTGGACAAAGCCACTTATTTTTCCAGGAACATATTCACGGTAATGTAAACAACGATGAAGGATACACTCGTGTTAGTATGGACATGCGTATTCTTATTGAAGGTGAGGAATGGGGACGTAGACTACCTGGCGGCTTTATGCGATTGCCCGGTGATCATTCCGTATCTGATGTGATGGATTACACGGGCAAGAGCTTTATTACATACGCAGGATGGAGTAGTTCATTTAGTAAGAATATTCCATTGCCAATGCAACGTGCTATCATTGAGCCGTATTGTGTTAAGAACAAGATCAGCTATAATAGCTACGAGTTTGAAAACGAACATATGGATTGGATGCCCGGACTCGAGTATTACATTAAAGAACGTCCGGATGGTATTGTGTTGTGTAGTATGTACAGCCTAACAGATGATGTACAACGCCGTAGTGAACTATTACAACTAGCATTAGACTGTGGAGTTGAATTACATTTTGCTAATGAGTTGTGTTCATTGCGTACTGGTGCAGACTTAGAAAAAATTGAAACTTATCTAAACTTTGCTGTGCCTAAAAAGGATCCCTACGTTTGGGAGGAATGATGGACGAAGTACCGTTTACACACATAGTTAGGTTTGGTCAACGTACTTTATTAGATAATCCCCGTTTCAACGTAAGTTGGATACTAGGTCGTTTTTGTAATTATAATTGTAGCTACTGCTGGCCGTATGCACGTAGCGATATATTAGATTATCAATCGTTTGATGTTTATACAAAAACAATAGATGAAATTAAACGTCAAGCAAGAGCCAACGGGTTTACGCAGTTCCATTGGAGTTTTAGTGGTGGTGAACCAACAGCATACAAACAACTTAACGATTTAGTTAAACACCTGCAAGATGACTTAACCAGTACATATCAAAGTATTCATATGACTACTAACCTAAGTCCAGGAAGCAAATGGTGGAAGACCTGGTGTAACAATACTGATATGTTACAGCGCAGAAGTATCACTGCCAGTTTCCATGACGAGTTTGCTAAAGAACAAGAGTTTGGAGATAAGTGCTTACAGTTAGTATATGAACGTGTACATGTAACCGTTAATCAAGTTATGGTACCAGAAAAGTTTTATGAAACATTAGAACGCTGTGAGCGTCTACGTACTCGTGGAATTAATGTAACTCTCAAACCTCAAAGTGATCCTACTGCTAGTTTTTTAGTAGATGGATATACTGAGGAGATGATTAATATAATGCAAACAGATTTCCAACAAAAGGTTGCAGGAGAAGAAACGTATCAAGTAGCATTGTACGATGCTGACAATACAGAGTATCTCTTTGACCAAGCGGAAAGATTTAATGCTTTTGGATTTAATAAATTTAAAGATTGGAATTGCAATGCAGGATTCCAAAGTGTTATAATAAGGGGAAACGAAGTTAAGCGAGCATACAGTTGCCATGATCAGCCAATAGGCACATTAGACGCTTTTGAACTATTTGCCGCACCAAAATTATGTGTTACGCCTAGTTGTATGAGTAGTGCGGACAGTAAAATACCAAAACAGAAATAAGGAACTAATATGAACATTGATACAAAACATCTACATTACTGGATGCAGGCCATACGTCAAAGTCCAGATCCAATGCGTACTATGGATGCATTTTGGGAAGGTCAGCTTAAGAGCAAAGAGTGGCTAATCTCTACATTGTTTAATCCTAACATACCCTGGCCAAGACACATTCCATTTGGAACATTTCCTCTTAATATCGATATCCACGGAGGATGGACTGGCTTATTAGCAAGTATGTTGTTTCAATGGCCTAATGCTCCTATACAATCTATTCGTAGTTTAGATATAGACCCTACCTGCGAAGAAATTGCTCGTATGATGAACAAAGGAGAAGAAATACAAGGTAAATTCTCTGCTATAACTGCTGACATGTGTACTATTGAAAAATTAGATTTCTTTAAAACAAATCTAGTTATTAACACAAGTGTAGAGCACCTTACGCCACAGCAGTACGATCAGTGGCTTTATAAAATACCCTACGACACAATTTTAGTGCTACAGAGCAACAACTACCATATTGATGAGCATGTAAACCCTGTTGAGTCTCTAGAAGAGTTTCAACGCCAGTCTATGATACGCACTATCTGGGCAGGCGAGCTAGAATTGCCATTATACAAGCGGTTTATGATCATTGGTAAACTCTGATAAATAAACAAAATGGTAAAAACTTCCCTATGTTTGAAATTTTAAAAGAAAAACTGCTAGGTTGGACCCCTGAAAAGACCCAACAATTCTATAATAATATTGATAGATTTGCCTATCAATCTAACATTACGTGGGAAATTGATTCAGCAGGATATTTTGTTATATCCCCTAGTCGCACAGCGTATCATTCCTATGACGGCAAAACTTACGCATTAAACAAGATTGACGGGGAAGCGTTTTCAACACAGTTAGCAATAACCAACTACATTAACGAACTACCTGATTCTATAAAAATACCAAGTACAAGCAAAGTGGAATTTGTATTCATTTCTAGAAATGCGTACATATATACTGAAATGGTAAATCCTGTAAGTTCTCAGGGATTGAACTTTAATTCTTTAATGCTAGTTGATAAAGCAGATTTAGAAGAAGCAGGACTTAAGATTATTTTAAAATATCTCGAAGGACTATACGAACAGTTAAATGCTGTAGATGCTGTTTATGAAAACAATACTGGTTTATACCCTGATATAAGTATTTGCGATTTGATGTACGATGCAAATACAGATACATATTTTTGGGCACCTTCTATAACTTATATTAGATCAAGAGATGCATTTTTAAACGACTGTAATTATTTTATTGCAGATATCGCTCAAACGTTTAACAAATTCTTTAAAACAGATTTTAATTTTCAAACAGCAATTAATAACCTAGTGAGTACCAAATGTACAACCTTTCAGATACCCCAATAACTTTTGAAGCTTTTGATAAAGACTATCCATATCCTATTTTAAAGGGTACTGTACCTCCTCAACTGTTACATCATCTAATTGATATTGTGTTACTGAACACTAATAGAAATATCAACATTAAAACAGATGATCAAATTCATAATTTTACATTTGAAGATATTCAAAACAATGATCCTAGAGTAAGTTCTGATGAAGAGGACATTGATCATAAGATTTATGCAACTTTACAACAAGGTGCAATGTTAGACGAAGTTGAACTACAAAATCAAAATGCTTGGCTAATGCTTCAGGCTAAACAAGACGAAATTGCTCGCGCAGGCGACGAAGCAATTTTAGTAGAAATGGCTCAACAAAGAGAAAGAGACTATCTTGAAATGGTAGAAAACTTTACAGTTGAAGAACAAGCACGTAAACAATTTTTAGAAGAAGAAGCGTATCGTTTAGATATGTTGCGAGTTCGTACTATTACAGAAATTGCAACTGACCCTGCTAAAATTGAATCTGCACTACGATCAGAAGTTGGAAAAAATGCCGATGTAAGACGACAAATTGGTGCAATGGTAGATGCTAGTGACGAAGTGGCAATGCTTGTAATTGGTATCGATCCTAGCTTATGGGATACTAGTTTTGAAATTACAACAGCCCTTGCAGGTAGAGCACACATTCCAGAAGTAGCACACGGGTTGGTAGACATTCTACCCGACGATAGCAACCTTAAGAATCTTATTATAAGATTTGGTTGGGCTAGCTAAAAACTTTAACTCCGTAAGTTTTTTCCCACACATCAGCATCCTCTCTATCATTAACCATTGGCTTGCCTTTAATGTTCAAGCTAGTGTTTAACAGCATTGGACATCCTGTAGCTTTATACCACATTGTTAAGAGTTCATAAAACTCTGGGTTGTTATCTCTGGTAACAGTCTGTACACGACTAGTCCCGTCAGCATGAACAATAGCAGGAAATAACTCAGGATTCCTACAACGAGCGACAACTTGCATATAAGGACTACTGCCATTGCCAGGGATATCAAAGTAATAATGAGATAGCTCAGCCAAAATTGCTGGCGCAAATGGTCTGAATTGTTGTCGTTGTTTAATGTCATTTACTCGTTCCTTTATTGTAATGCTTCTAGGATCTGCAAGAAGACTTCTGTTACCTAATGCTCTCGGACCAAACTCAGCAGGACCTCTAGCTACACCACATACTCCGTTTGTCAGTAACTCATTTAGTATATTATAGTTGCTATGTCTACTGCCCATGTCATGTCCTAAGTATGGACCTTTCCATTCTATATGTTTACCTAGTTTAGCTAACACAGCACCAATAGCACTTCCACTATCCCCAGGCGCAGGCATTATCCACAGGTTATCAAAGTATTTGTATACAATAGGATTTGCGGAACAGTTTAATGCACATCCTCCCATGAATACTAAATTACGACTAGGCACAACTTGTAAAGCGTATTGTAACACTCTTTCAAAAACTGTTTCGTATACTGCCTGTGTAGCGGCCGCAATATCAAACAAGTCTTGTTCAGTAGTAAGATCAGGAGCCCAGTCGGGACACCCCCTATGCACATTTTGTTTTAATCGAAATATATGATTATAATCGTCATTTGGAAATTGAAAAAAATCTAACAGCATTCTACTGTAATACTTTGATGGGTCTCCATATGCGGCCATGCCCATAAGAATGTACTCATCCTCATTTGGTTTTAATCCGCATCGCTGTGTCATTGCGCTGTACCACAGTCCTAAACTATTTGGATAATCTAAACTGTATACTTTAGTTAGATTATCTCCGGCACCTTGCCAAATTGTAAGTGTTTCGTATTCGCCTATAGCATCTATAACTAACACACACGCTTCATCAAGCCCGCTTGTGTAATATCCAGCGGCCGCATGTGCATGATGGTGACTAACGTAATCTACTGGTAAAGAGAATAACCGATTTTTTATATAACGCTTAATACGGTTTTCTAAAAAATTAAACCCTTGTCCAGCTTCTAACTGTCTAAGGGTTTTAAGTAACGGTTTTTCATACCATACAATTTTGCTTGGTGTTAGCATCTTTGTGTGAAGGTAAAAGTGTAGATCGTGATCTAAGTGAGGATCGTTCTTAACACCAGACCATCTTTCTGTTTCGGTAGCAAAGAGCAAACGATCATCAGAAAATACCGCAACTGCCGCATTGTGGCTGTTTGCTGATATTCCCCAGGTAATCATTTGTAGATAAAAGGATCGCGCTTACGCAACTCTTTAATTTGTTGACGTCTCTGATACCACTGTAGTGGAATCTTTAACCATTTTAGTAAAGTTTTCATATTTTTCTCTCAGCCATGTGTAGTTATTAATTTTTAACAACTCACTAGGATTATTTTGATTTTCAAGACCGTATTGCTTACCTTGCGTAGCACCCCACATTGCTTGGGCACCGTACGGAACATTTTCTTGTAGTGTACACCACACTGATAACCGTTCTTCTGTTTCGGCGTCTACTTGCCCCTGTATTACTTTGCTAGCTAGTTTTGCACACTCCCTAAACCCGCTACGATATGTACTAAAGCCATCTGTATTAAATGCAGTGATGTTACTAATTTCTGGCATAGGTTTAAACCTAGATCCAATGCTAGTAGTCATATCTGGTTTAGTGTCATCTAGCTCTAATGTAAGTTTCTTTGGTAAAAGTTTAATGCCGCCATAACCGTATTCTAATCCGTTTATAGGATTACGACTGCGCCATACGTGTACAATATCGTAGTCACCTTCCCATACTTCGTAATCAAAGTTAAATGTATCTAATACTTCGGCATCACCGTCAACTACCCAAAACATAGGAGTGAAGCTACGTTTTGCGGCCAGCATGTGTGCTTGATGGATACCTTGTACATCTTTAATACGTTTGGCTGTAGGGAATCTAGATTTTACTCTGTTCCAATTGTTCTCGGCATTTAATTCCCCGCAACTGATAAAGAAAATATCATACATTGAAATATTCCTTATAATACTGTTCCATCTCTGCAAATGCAGATGCTGTTGTCTTAGTCATTAGTAGATTGTAGTTGTGTAGCAGTATGTCTTTCATACCTTCAAACCACTGTTGTTTGTTTTCAATGCTGTCTATCTTTTTAATTGATTGTATAATGGCATCAATTCTTTTTAATGAATCAAGTTGATCGTAACTCTCATCAATAAATCCGTCAAATGTTTTATAGCCTAGCTCTCTAAGCCTATTAAGACTGCCCTTACCACCTAGAATAATAAACGGATGCATACAGGCAATACTTTTAAAAATCTTTTCACTGCAAAATACACTTCGTTCTTCGTCTGCAAATTGCGGCTCAGTAACTACTCCAACCCAACTATCTAAGTATACTTTATCTAAAATGCGTCTAATGTAAAAATTATCAGCATGTGTTGTATTATCTTCTTCGTAAATTCTTAAAGGCAATACTTGACGTGCTTCTCCTAATATGGTACTAGGTACAACATATCCGTCAATACATACATATTGCTGGTTGTAATCATTCATTGACACTAATCCGCAATCAAGTAGTCCGTGTTTATATAGTTCAGTAAAAAATAAAACTCTGTGTCCTCTAAGTCTTTTATTCAAACAGCTATATGTTTTTATATTGTGTGTCTTCTTGTACTTTACAATTTTATCCCAATTGGGCTGTTTCTTACGTTCTTGTGCCATTTCCTGAACATCAAATTCAAAGTGTTCGTAAGCAATAACCTTCATCCTATCTTTGATGTTGTTTAACTCACACCATGTACAATATTGAGCAGGAGCAAGAGAATTACCAGTAACATACACAACAGCCCTAGGACTAACATTAAAGTCTGCACAGTCCTTATGGAAATACTCCCACACCCATCCAGTTTGATACCCTTCTAAACTTTGATCAATGCATAGCAATGCTTTGCCTTTTTGCAGATCTTTTAGAAACTTTGGCGACAAATGATATAGTATACTTTTTCTATCAGTTGTATATCCTGTCCAATCTCGTGGATGATGATTAACACCTGTTGGTATTATATAATGCTGTAGTTTGTCTACTTTGGAAACAGACTTAGTAGATTTATTTGGCAAGAGATCTGCAAATACGCTAGGAGTAAACCTGCGTATAGTTGAAGTGTTTACATCAAGACAATCTACAAAGTTATCGCAGTTTGTATAGTCTTCATACACTATGTTCAGTCTTACATCGTTCCCAAAACCCATTGTATTCAGGAAACGTTGCCAGAAAGTTTGTTCCTCGTCTTCTATCATATTCTGTGAACCACGCATAAAAATCTTTTCGTCCTTCCGCTATACGTTCTATAGGATACTCTGTAGTTTCCATGTACTTGACTAAGCGTTTAAATTTTTCAAACTCTAACACACCAAATTTTGTTTTATCAAGGTCAACTAAGTTGTCTTCAATAAACTTAAGGTTGTCCTGCATATAGCCCATAAACTCTTCTTTTGGTAGTATGTTAATGTCGTACTGTAGCGGCTCTTTTAAGTACGGAGTATCAAACCGTATGTTACGGAATCGCTCTTGCCCCGGATCTTTGTACGCCTCATACTTTACTCGCCACTCTAATATCTTTTCTAATAACTGTTTAAAATTAGTTACACTTAATACGTTAAAGGTAATCATTAAACTGATTGGTATTTGTGCTACTGTAATTAACTTGTCTAAGTTACGTTCCCAAACAGCTAGGTCTAATCCTGTCCTAATATACTCTGCTTGTGACCCCCAAGAGTCGACACTGGTAAACAATTGAAAACTCTTAATACATTTCTTTTCTTTAAGGATTTTAATCTTGGCGGCTAACCTATCTATTAGAATAGGCTTAACTCCTAAATTGCTATTGATGTTTAGCTCTAAGTTAGGTAACGGGTTTGTTTCTAAGTCATCTAACAATCGCCATGTGCTTTGTTGTAACAACGGCTCCCCACCGGTTACTCGCAATATGTTTAAGGTCTTGCGAACTTCGGGCCACCAACGCCACCATGCTTCTACATAGGGATTAGTTTCTTCTTCGTATACATTAAACCAGTTAATATCATTACGGTGATTCTTAACCATCGTATAAGGACCAAAGTCTTTGATCTCTTTATGATATGCACTACTAAACTTTGGATGGCAATACCCGCACTTAAAATTGCACTCGTTACCAAATGATATTTCAATATACTCCGGATTTATATTAGCCATTGGATCGGCTTTGATATCTGCAAACCGCTGTGGTTGATAAATGCTGGCATTGCGTTCATGCCGATCGCTTATGTAGTCTTCGCCTAGTGCTTCGATATTCCAACAGTATTGACAGCCGCTGGGCTTTTTGCCGTCAATCATCTCCTGTCTTTCTGCTTTCTTAGCAGGAGTATTGTGTAATGTGCTAGGATCTTGTACTAGTAAATCTAATGGTATATCGTGTGGCCTAGGATGATAACAACTGTGTGTCTGCCCAGTCTGTAGATATATTGTAGTATGATGCCACTTAGCCAAACAAAACGTTGGGCTAATCTCATTCATTATAGGGATAAACTTTTTAATGCGTTCTTTATCAGACACGGTGTAGCCTATAGAATTCGTCAAAGGTGTATACTACGTATGCACTAGTATCTGCATTGAGTATTGGGAGACTAATAAAGTCTTTGGTTTTTGTTTGATACATGTAAATTAGCTCTGCAGGATCTGTTCCAAAAATTTTATCAAACATTTCATTTAATACATCAAAATCTCGTACTTGGGTAATATCCCAGTCCGTACACATTGTAAGGTATACTCCGTGCCATGCACCTGCAATAGCCCACGCACCTTGGTCTATGTGTAGTCCCAATGTAAGCCACTGCTTTAGTCTATGTAGGTTTTCCCACCAGATAACTTCTTTAGCAGGTTTGCCTTGTTCTAATCGTATGCCACGATCCAAGCACATCTTAACACCTTCACGGAATCCTGCTCGCCATGCTTGCAGTGGAGTTGTGTTTATAATAGTTTCTGAGTAGCTGACAGTAAGCGGATAGTATCCTGCTTCCCAACAAAAGTCTACTTGTCCTTTATCTTCTTCTGCGGCTTCGTGTGTTTTCATATTAAGCACAAAGTCCTTGCGCCACGCCTTAAGACTACCGTTGCCGTAGCGCAAGCCGTTGATGTTATTGCGACCAGGCCAATTAAATGCTTGAGCATTTGGATACTGGGTTAGATCAATTTCTATATCCCAGAATTTAGGATTAACAACATTGTCTGCATCTACAGTAACAAACCATTCTGTTTCACTTAGCTTGGCCGCGGCCTTGTGACAAGCATCACTGCCCTTAACACCATGCACACGCTTTGCCCAAGGTGCTTGCTCAAGCAACTTAGCATAGTTCATTTCTGCGTTTGGTTCATCATAGCTAATGAACACTAGATCAAGTTCACTGATTTTCATGTTTGATTATATATACCGATATATCCTTGGGACCTGTGTACGGAATGGTTATTGTTTTATTTTCCAGCAACGGATTTAAAACACAAACAGCAGTTTCGTAAATGGTAAAAGGATCTCCCTTTTGAGTTACTGTAATATTATACGCTATATCTTGAGCCAAAGTCAACCTATCAATGTTTTCCTGATGTTGCATTGGATCAAAGTATTGTTTATCATAGATCAGCAATATTGCATCATCTGTTAGTTGCACTAAGATTTTGCAATCTGCAATAAAGTTTTCAAATGATCGTAATGATTGAACAACGTCCTCATCTGTATTAACCACAATGCTAGATTCATAAATTGATTTTCTTCTAAAGTTTAAAATCTTTCCATTGTCTATGACTGGGTAGTATTGAACGGGGCTCTTGCTATAGTCTCCACCAAAGAACGGTGAGATAGTATCCCATTCAACTTCAATAACCGCACACCCTTCTTCAGGATGCCATGCATCTTGACCCATTGAAATAATATCAAGCGTGTCAATTTTAAATCTTACAAAATATCTTTGTATTTGTTCCATACTTTGTTTTCCAATAGGCTTATAAAATTGTCGCTGATTAAATTCTTTTGAGTGTAATGAAATATATCTGCTTGTGCATACGGACCAACCTTTATGTTTAGGTCTTGATTGTAATAAAATGCAATAGAGTCTGTCCATTCATCTAAATGTCCTAACCCTTGTGATTTTGGTTTCATGTGTGTTAATCTAGGAAATGGTAGCGTTGGATCGCTCATATCCTCAACCATATCTAGCATCTTAGCGGCTAATGCACACGCTTCGTCTGTAGGTATGCTTTCAAATTTACAATCTACAAGTTGATCCTTCCACGTTTCTGGATAGTCAGTTAATGCTCGCATAAGATCCCAGAATTTAGTTGTTTCACGTGATTGTTTAAAATACAACCACCCCGAGTAGAAGTCTGGTAAATTGTTATCAACAAACACCTTACGATAGTATTTGTCTGTCATAGTATCCCCGCGAAATGTCATAGGACGAGTAGCACA